AACAAAAAGCAAGGGAAAAAGAGTCAAACGTGAAACCACTTTATTTTGGAACCCACCCCCAGAAATCGCCCACCTTCATTAGCGTTATCTACTCTCTCTCTAAAATTCGGCTCATCACGGGGCTTTTGAGAAGATCTGTATTTAGATACAATTCTCCCTAGTATTATAGGAAGGAAGAATTTAATGGTAAGTAGGGATAATAAGTTTTATTCTTATTGAGATTACTTGGTCGGCCTGTAATAATCTACCCTAAGTTCTCCTGATCACCATCTGCTCATACCACTTACCTTGTAGGGATTACCTGCTACGCAAGTCTCTCTGAGAGAAAGCTCTCACCGGCGGTCTTTGAACACAACAGAGGTCTTACCATCAACTTATTCTGTTGTTCCTGTTTATTATACAGGATCAATAGCATAGTTAGTCGGCTCTCGGCGGATTGGTAGAGGTTTTCAAGCCCCACTTTGTAGATGTTTTGGTAGTTATTTATGCTACCCATCCCTAACTGCTTCACTTTTCGTTTTCAATCCTTTGACTTGTGAGAAGCCGGTAATATTAAAATACTATTTTGGTTTGTTTATGTCAATATATTTTTGATTTTTATAATTAGTTTTTCCTAAAAGTCTCTTTTTTCTACGAAATTCTGCTGCTGTTGTGGACCTTTCGTTGTAAGAATCCATAAATTTTTTATTCTTGTTTGACAAACTATCGTACCATTTTGAATAAATTTCTTTTATATCTTGATCTTTTTGCATTGACATTCTCCTTTTATAGCGTTATAATAGTATTTGCTTCACATAGACAGGGTAGCATATTTTCCTTACCCTGTCAATTTTTTATCTATTGACAAATACTTTTTTTTGATTTATGATAATAAGTGTTGTTATAAAAAACGGGGTGCATAATCTCCGCATCCCGTATTTAACAAAGGAGAAATAATGCAAATTCGTAAATTTAAACAAGTCAATGTATTGGGTGTGGATTTCTATGTTGATTGGGTTGAGGAAGACGGAAAGTTTGATCGTATTATTGCTGTGAAAGATGTTCACGGTGGTCGTAATTTTGTCTATCGTGGCCTGATGAAAGACGGGAAACCCGTTGAAGATATGTTATTAGAAGCAGTTGGTATAGAAAAACCTGCTCCTGTTGCTGAAAAGAAAGAAGAAATTGTTGAAGAAGCCCCTGCGGCTCAGGTAACTGAACAACCAAAGGAAGAAAAAAGTGCCAAAAAAGGAAAAAAGCGTAGTAAATAACGCTAAAAAAGAGGTTACAGTCACTTACGAAATAGGTAGCACTGTAAAAAATGGGGTTGATTTTGTTGGCGACTTCTATCTTTTTAATCCAAAAGAACTTCAATTCCTAGAAGAATTTGCTAAAGACTTAAGTCCGGTGCGTGCGTGCCGTGATATGGGTTATAAAGAGCCAGAAAAAGCTGCACAAAGATTTTTGGATGTGCCACAAATTAAGGTCGAGTGTAAATCTATCTATGATGCTCGGTTTAAAGCCCTAAGATTGACACAAGAACAAGCGGCCGCCAAGCATCTTACTCTGATGGAAAAGTTTGAAAAGGATTATGATTGTATGGATCCTGGCGATAAAGCTAAAATGGCTAACGCTTTGTCCAGATTTAGTGGTGATTATCTAAGAGCATCCGGATTATTTGGCAAAGAAAGCAAACAAACACCAAATGTTGTGATAAATTTTAATATAGCAGATAAAGATAAGGGAGTTGTGATCGATGGCCACGCCGAATAGTGGGTATTCTCTGGATTATAATGCCAGTAAAATAGGAAAATTGTTCCACGCAAGCAAGGCTTTCGTCCGTGGAGTGATGGGTCCTGTCGGTTCCGGTAAATCCGTTATGTGTTGTATGGAAATTTTTAATAAAGCAATCTCTGCAACACCTTGTAAAGATGGTATTAGACGTTCCCGTTGGCTGATTGTCCGTAATACAACACCACAATTAGAGACAACAACTATTAAAACTTGGCTTTCTTGGTTCCCAGAACACGTTTTTGGTAAGATGAACCTGAAACCACCAATTAACCACTTAATAAAATTCAATGACGTAGAGCTAGAAGTGATCTTTTTGGCACTTGATAGGCCTGAAGATGTGAAAAAATTGCTGTCTTTGGAGTGTACAGGCATCTGGTTTAACGAAGCAAGAGAGATTTTGAAGGAAATTGTTGATGCCGGTACGATGCGTGTTGGCCGTTACCCATCAAAAAAGGATAAACCGGACGAAATTCCGGCAGAAAATTTCCCAGGATGGTATGGTGTGATTATGGATACGAACCCTCCGGACGATTCTCACTGGTGGTATAAGTGTGCAGAAGAAGATGAGTGGACAAGAAACGAATTTGGCGTGCTTGTTCCTAAGGAAAACTTCCCAGAAAATATGCGTTGGCAGTTTTGGCAACAACCAAGTGGCCTTTCTCCTGATGCAGAGAACATAGAAAACCTTCCTAGAGGGTATTATGAACGTATTTCTTCTGGTAAAGATAAAGAATGGGTAAATGTTTATGTCCACGGACACTATGGATTTATTCAAGATGGGCAACCGGTGTATGTCCACGAGTGGAATGATAACTTACACGCTAAGGATGGAATAAAATTAGACCCAAATTTGTCCGTTTATATTGGTTTGGACTTCGGTTTAACTCCTTGTGCTATCTTTGGACAGCGTGATAAACGGCTTTCTTGGAACGTTTTGAAGGAATTGATAACCGATGATATGTCTGTCCGTCAATTTGCAAAGCTGTTGCGTTCTACAATCCTAGAATTTTGTCCGAAAAATGACGTATATATCTTCGGAGACCCGTCCGGTGCATTCAGAAAAGACTCTGATGCTGATACTTCTTTTCAAATTTTAAGAGCAGAAGGTCTAATTGCTCGTCCAGCTCCTACAAATAACATCGTTCCACGTCTAGAAGCTGTCCGTGGGCCACTAAAAAGGCTGGTTGATGGCAAACCTGCGTTTAATTTGGATAAGTGTTGCAACATTTTGCGCAAAGGATTTAATGGAGGATATAAATATAAGATCGTTTCTTACTCTGGTGAGACACGTTTGGCTATGGAACCGGACAAAAATCAGTATTCACATCCACACGATGCCCTACAATATATGATGATGGGTGGTGGTGAATACCAAGTTGTGCGTGGTGCGAACAAAAAAGTAGGTAAAACATACACAATGAATACAAAGTGGAAGGTGTTTTAATGAAAATTTACTTTTGTTTCTGCGATGGAATGAGACCTTGCCTTCGTTGGTTTAAAAAAGGGTTCCGTCACGTCTTTGTTGCAATCAATTATGGTGATGTTTTCTTTGTAATAGAAGATAGCTTTGGTGGGTTCTTTCCAAACCTGCTAATTGCCGAAGATTTTTTTCGCTTTACAAAGTTAAATAAATGTTCTATACTGATTATGGATGGTAACAAACCGGCCAAGAAAAGGTTTGGAATTTGGTATTGGGCTCCAACTTGTGTAAACTTTGCTAAAACAGTTGGAAATCTAAGAACAAAAGCACAAACACCTTGGCAATTGTACAAATACTTATTAAAGAAAGGTGCAAAAAAATGGGTGGATACGTTAGACAAGTCACTGGACAGCAAGCCGCAAAAAAAGCGGAAGCAGCTGCGGCAGAACAACAAGCAAAGTTAAAGAAAGAGGAAGAAGCTGCTCAAGCTGAAGCAGAACAACTTGCTCAAGAACAATCCCGTAAGTTCCGTGGAAAACAACAACGTGGTATTAAATCTTTGGTTGAGACATCTGAAACAGGTGATCTTGGTTAGGAGGTAAAAATGCCAGTTGGTATTGGTGGACATTATCGGTTTCCAAATTTTAATTTTGATAAGATGCGTAAAGATCAAGAAGAAGTTCGTGCAGAAAACCAAGCCAAATCAGAAGCATCTTTAACAAAGACATCTGAACAAGGAGATGCCGTTGTCCAAGGGACAGGTTCGACAGAAGGGACCGGATATAAAAACTTCCGTGATCTTTTGAAAGCAAAACAAAAGAAGGAAGAAAGTTTGTTGCGTGGTGCAAGCAGGTTTGTAAGTAATTTTGCATCACTTTTGGGTGGAAACACTCGTTTAGGATAGGAGGTAAAAATGGGATCAACAGCAAAAGCAGTTACAGGAGTTGTTGCAGCACCTTTTACAGGTGGTGCTTCTCTTGCATTAACAGCAAAAGAATTAAAAGATAAAGAAAAAAAGAAGAAAGAACAAGCAGCGAGACAAGCAGAAGAAGCTGCTCAACGCAAATCAGCTCTTGAATTAGAGAATAAAGGATTGCAAAAGAATCTTGATATTGCAACCCGTGGTCAAAGAAAACAAGGTCTTTCTTCTTTAATGGGTTCTGAAAATAATTCTTTGGGTTAGGATTTATAAATGGGTATTATTGTTAGTGCTCTAAAAAAAATTATAGACAAAGGTCTGGAAGATAACGCTCCAGAAAACTTTAAAGAAGTTGTTAAAAAAGCATCTGCTGGCGATGCTGGAGAACATTTAAAAAACTATGTAACATAAAAAAGAAAAGCCAAAAAAGAAGAACGTCTCGGAGAAAGAAAAACAAATACAACCAATTTTGCTTCTTTGCTTGGTCAAAACAGAAACGATATAACAGGGTAGGAGTATAAAATGAAGGCAGAAGATATTTTAAAAAGATTTAAAAAGTGTGAATCATACCGGCAGAACTGGGAAAATCTCTATTCTTCTGCTTATGAAAATTTTATGCCACAAAGGTCAAAGAATTTCCAAGATGCTAATACAGATGGACAAAACAACGATGGAGCTTATGAAGTATTTGATTCAACCCCGTTGGATGCTTTGAATAAGTTTGTATCTAAACTCCAAACATCTTTGGTTCCAGCGCAAAAGAACTGGTTAAAACTAAAAGTCGGCACATCCTTGTTGGATAAAGCTGACGATCTCCAACCTGTATTAGATCAGATTACAGATATTTTCTTTTCTGCAATTCGTAATTCTAATTTTGATGTGGAAGCATCAGAATCTTTTTACGATTTGGCTGTCGGTACAGGTTGCTTAATGATGCAGGAAGGCGATGTTTTAACTCCATTTAAGTTTAAAACAGTTCCTTTATCAGAATTGTATTTAGAAAAAGTTGGTAACGGTCAATATAATTCTATTTATCGTAAACATCGTGTTATTCCTTGCTTTGTTGATAAGGTTTGGCCTGACGCTAAAATAACAGACGATATGCGTAAGCGTGAAAAAGAAGACGACTTCGTTGAAGCTGTTATTCAAGAAAAGGGACTTTGGAAATACTATGTTGTTTATAAAAGAGATAACACAACTATTGTAGAACGGACACTCCGTTATAATCCGTTTATTGTTTTCCGTTGGTCTGTAATGCCGGGTGAAGTTTATGGCCGTGGGCCAGTGTTGTTCGCTTTGCCGGATGCTAAATCTTTGAATAAAACAAAAGAATTGATTCTGAAAAATGCCTCTATGGCTGTTGCAGGATGCTACACTTTGGAAGATGATGGTGCTTTAAACCCAGAAAATATTACAATTGCTCCAAACAAAATTATTACAGTTACTTCTAACGGTGGTTCTAGCCGTGGTGCTTCTTTACAACCATTAACAAGTGGTGCTAATTTTAATGTTGGAGATATGGTTATCAATGATTTACGTCAATCAATAAATAACATTATGTTTGCAAGTCCTTTGGGACCTGTTGATCAAGCCGTAAAGACTGCGACAGAAATTGAATATCGCCAAAAACAATATGCTGATGAAGTAGGCGCGCCTTTTGGCCGGCTACAAACAGAGTTTATTAAACCAATTATTCAAAATGGGTTGATTATTTTGGATAGTTTAGGCAAAATTGATATTAAAGACTTCCGAGTGAACGAAGAACAAATCGCTGTTGATTATGCTTCTCCGTTGTCCATCACACAAAATACTGAAGATGTGAATAAACTGTTTAAGTTTATGGAAGTTGTGAACGGTGTATTCGGTGCTCAGGTCGCTGCTGCGATTATGAACGTTGATGTTATACCGACACTGGCTACAAAAATGGGGATTGATTTGAATAACATCCGTTCTGCTGATGAAATCCGTCAAATGAAGGAACAGGCTGAGGCAGCGGTTGCTCAACAATTAGGAGGAAATAATGGTGGCGTTCAACAAGGACCAACAGGATAAAATCAAAACATTGTTAAAGTCTGAAGTGGGTAAATCTCTCATTGAAGACTTCAAAGCTATAATTGTCAAAGCAGACAATTATCCCGCCAACGCATCTGACGGAATGTTATTTGCGTTGTTAATGGGCCGCAAGGAGGGAGAACTCTCCGTATTGAAACAACTTATCAGAATTGGAGAATCAAATGACTGATGAAACAACCGAAACTACAACCGAACAAACGGAAGTGGAGGGTGTTGATACAACCGGTATTGCTATGCAATCGGAAGAACAACCCGCCATTGATGACGGATTGAATGAACTCCGTCACGAAAACGGAAAAATCTTTGGTAAATTTACAACCGCAAAAGATGGTTTAATTGCCTATAAAGAATTACAAAAAGAGTTTACAAAAGCTCGTCAAGAGAATAAACCGGCACCAGAAAAATATACATTCGAATTGGATGAAGATATTAAAGATCGGTTTAGCTTGGATGAAAACAATCCAGACTTCCAACGATATATCCCATTGTTGAAAGAGCTTAATATATCTCAAGAGAAAGCGAACAAACTTGTCAATGCTTATGCTCGTAATATTATTGCACAAGAGGAAAACGTGGACTTTGAAGCCGAAATGGATAAAATTGGTGGCGTAAATGGTCCAGTTGTCCAAGGTTTGGTAACGTTTGCTAAGAAAAACTTTACACCAGAGCAAGTGGATTTCTTGTCTTCAAAAATTCGCACAGCAGAAGATGCTCAATTCTTTGATGCTTTGATTAAAAAAGCTCGTGGTGCTAATGTTTCTATTCCTGAATTTGTTGATCCAACAGGAACAGGTGAAGTTAAAACAGCTCGTGATTATGCTGACGAAGCGTTTAACTATCAAAAAGAACACGCAAGAACAATCGGCTATGATAAAGAGCAGCAAGATCACTATATGTGGTTGATGCAAATGGCGGCAAGTAAAAAATAAGGTTGATTTTTTAATATAAACAACCTATATTAAATATAACAAGCCCTCTCCACCTCTTAAAAATGTGAAAACGAGAGGGCATATTGATTCAAATATAAACAAAAAAATTGATTATATTTACCAAAAGTAAGCACTTTTTAACGATTTTTCGTTAAAATAAGCATACTTTCCTGCTTATTATGTGATTTTTTCACATTTAAACCAAATTGCTAATTTCAGCAAAATGGTTTTGCTGACAATAGCAAAACGATAAAAGTTTAAGAAAAGCCGTTTTCTTAAACTTATTTGTTGAAAGGTTCAAATAAGTTTAGTATAATAAACTTGCCGGTAGAGTGACAAAGAACGTCAAACCCTACTTTGCGAGGGCATATAGCATCCCTTGACATTGTTAGCTGACCGCTAACAATCGCTTTTCCTTGGGTGGATGAGGACAAATCAAGTGGATGGTGTATTCTAGAAAACCCTTAAACTTTTGCAAAGTGCCGGCTATAAATTACCTATTGACATTAAAAAAATTATGTTCTAGAATATAAGTATCAAATTATAAGGATAAGCATTAGCCCCTTAATAATACGATTGCTTTAAGTCTTAAAGAAAGACTAGAACAGCCCCGAATGGGATAACTGGTCGCCAAGAGTGTTCCGGTTATTACATAATCGGGGCGTATTATTAAACTTAAACGAAAGGTAAAACTAAAATGGCAACTCAATTGTCAAACAATCTGATTACGATTTTTGACTCCGAAGTCAAACATATCTATCAGAGCGAAGGTTTTACATTAGATGGCACTGTTCGTAAGAAAACAGGCAATGCTAAAACCTTCAAATTCCCTGTCTATGGATCATTACAAGCGGAAGCTCACGTTCCTGGTCAGGACGCTTTAATCCAAAACGCTACACAACGTCAAGCTACTGTGGTCGCTAAAGATCGCCGTGTTGTGTCCGCTACGGATAAATTCGAAAACTTGCAAGTGAACTATGACGATCGTCAAGAAGCTGCTCGTGCTCAAGCAATGGCTATGGGCCGTGATAGCGACCAAATGATCATCGATGCTCTTGCTGCTTCAACAACTTTAAAGGCTATCACAGAAACTAGCACAGCTGGTTTAAAATTAGCTAAATTAAAGTCTGCTGTTGAATATATGGAACAAGATGAAATTGATCTTGGTATGTGCACATACTTGGGTACATATAAACAAAAACAAGAATTGTTGGATGAAATCAAAGCGACTTCTTCCGACTATGTTTCTTCTCGTCCATTAGAAACAGGAAACTTCGATGGCTTCTTGGGCGTTGGTCGTTATATCTGGATCGGTGCTCGTGCAGAAGGTGGCTTGCCAATTGCTTCTCGCAAACGCAAGAACTTCTTGTGGCACAAAGACGCTGTCGGTTTGGGCGAAGTTTTGAATGTTCAAACTCGCACAGACTGGGATGCCAAAATGGGTGCTGACTTGGTGCAATCTTACTACTCCGCTGGAGCTGGTGAAATTGATCCAACCGGTATCGTAAGCATTGAATGTTACGAATAAGGAGGTAAACTATGGCTTTTGATTTAAAAAAATTAAACATTGTTGCTGATAAATTCGGCGGACAAGCTAAAGTTTATTCTTATGTTGGCACTGATGATTACACAGCTTCTAACTATTTCGATCCAGTTATCGACAAGTTAGCTGTTGGTGACATCATCTTGGCTGCTGATACTACTTCAAGTGGAACGGCTGACATCTGTGTTGTTACTTCTGTAACTTCACACGTTAGCGTTTCCGTGGCATCTGCTGCTGTGGAACCTGATGATTTAGTAGAGTAAACACAGGGGGCAGGGTAATGCTCTGTCCCCATTTTATAAACAGGAGAATGAAATGGCTATTACAGCAATTGATATATGTTCTAAGGCTTTATTATTTATAGGGGCAAACGCCATTCAGTCTTTTGATGACGGCAGTCGTGAATCTGCTGTTTGTTCTTCTATTTATGAAACGGTTAAAGAAACTCTTTTAGCTAACAGATTATGGTGTTTTAGTTTAGTTCAATTAAATCTGGCGAGATTAAATCAATCTCCAATTCGTGATTGGAAATATGTTTATGCTTTGCCTTCTAATGTATTAAGAATTAAAAAGGTTGCCGGAACAAAAGATTTTGATGTCGGTAGAGATGGTTTATATTCTAATAACGAATCTGTCTCAATTGATTGCCAAATATCTGTTGATGAATCACAGATGCCGGCTTATTTCCAAACAGCTTTAATTACAGAGTTGGCTGCGAAATTAAGCGTATCTTTATTAGGAGATAATACTAAATATGAATTATTCTCTCGGTTGGCCCAAAGAGATTTGATTAACGCACGAATTGCAGATTCTCAAAACAGGCCAAACATTGGATTCGGGGAAGATTCTTCTTGGATTACTGTTGCGAGGTTGTAAATGGTAGTTAAAGTTATTCAAACAACGATGAGTTCTGGTGAAATATCCGAGAGTGCTGCTTCTCGTATAGACCTAGAATTATTTAATAAAGCACTTAAATATGCAGGAAACGTCTATGTAAACTGGACAGGAAACGTTGTAAAGCGTGAGGGAACAAAACTTATTGCTCAGGACGATGACGTTAAACGTATAGAAGGATTTATGTTTAATGGAGAGCAAATTTATTTGCTTGCTTTTAAAACAACTGGAATTGATATTTATTATGATGGTGCAAAATTAACAACAGTTTCTGCGACATTCACAGAAACAGAATTAAAAGAATTTAAATTTACACAAAGAGGAGATACATTTATTATATTCCACCATAACTTTGCTCCAAAGAAATTGGTAAGAAACGCACACAGTAACTGGTCTATTGCAACAATTCAGTTTGATAATATACCATATTATGCGTATGGGACAATCACAACAACTGCTCCTGCTGCAACTTTATCATATACAAACAATAGTGGTAACACAAAGATTACGTTTGGTTCTTCTGTTGCACAATCAACTTGGGTAGGCCAAAAGATTTATTTGGATAAAGGTGGTGCGTTAGAAATCTATAAATATACATCTGGAACGGTTGTTTGGGCTAGATGGAAAGTAGAACCACCTGATTCAGATCAAGTTCCTGCTTATGAATGGGAATTAGATACTGGGTATGAACCCGTAATGAGTGCGACAAGAGGTTATCCGGCAACTGGTTGCTTTGGTAAATCTCGTTTGTATATGGCAGGTATTCGTGATTTCCAACAATGTATTTTGGGTTCTAACATTGACGATTACTTTAATTATGATTTAGGAACAGGTGAAGATGACGAAGGTATTATGTATATTCTTAATACATTCAGCCCAATTAAATCTATTAACTTTAATCAAACATTGTTGGCTTTTACTTCGGATAACGAGTTTTTCTTGAACTATTCCGTATCCGGAACAATTACTCCATCGTCCTTTAATATGTCTTTGGCAAGTAAACACGGATCTTCTTGTGATCCTATTGATTTAGATGGTGTTACGGTGTTCTGCGAAAAGAGTGGACATATCTTACGTTCTTTTGTTTATGATGATAACCAACGTAATTACAACGCAGAGAACGTTTCTGTGTTAGCTCCACACCTTATTAAGGGTGTTATTGATATGGCGACACGTCAAAGCTATGATAAAAACCCGAGTAACTTGGCATATATCTTAAATAGCGATGGGACAATTACTTTGTTTAATCTTTTGCGTGAGCAGAACCTAAGAGCTTTCTCTCGTTGTGAAACGCAAGGTAAATATGTTGATTTGTGTGGTGTTGGAGATAATGTATATTGTTTGTGCGATCGTAAAATAGGAAACACGACAAAAAGATTTATTGAACGGTTTGATACAGATTATCAATTAGACTGTGCAACACAATTAACAAGTCCAACAAAAAAAACAGACTGGAGTGGACTTAATAATTATAGTGGCCCTATGGATGTTATTGGTGATGATGTATTCTATTCTGGTAAATATTTTGTTGAAAGCGGAGAAATTACAGGTGTTACTGGATTAGAAGGAATCCAGCAAGATGTCCTTGGAGATGGTGATGGGTTTAACAAAATTGAAGTTGGATTTGGATTTACTCCAAAAATTACAACTGTTGGATTAGAATATCAATCCGGAGAAGGAATGTCTTTCGGAAAGATTAAAAGATTAGCTTATTTCAATGCCAAAGTTATTGAAACATTAGGTATTAGCATTGAATTTAACGGACAAAAATATAGAATAAATTATTTGGAATTTGGACCTAATACATTAAACAATGAATTAAATCTTGAAACTGGTTTCAAAAAGGTGTATGCTGGTGGATATAGTGATACGCTTGAAATAACAGTCACACAAGATTTCCCGACTAAGTTTAATCTTGTTGGCTTTGAAGTAGGAGTAGAATAATGGGTGATCCAGTAACAACAGCAGCTATTGTAGCAGGGGCAGGAATGGCTGGCCAAACATATTTAGGTGGTCGCCAAGCAAGAAACCAAGCAAAGATTGAAGGGGCTCAACTTAAAACCCAAAAAAAAGCGTTAGAAACAAACGCAGCATTATCTCAAGCAGAAAGACTTCGCAAGCTTAAATCTATTTTAGCTTCTCAGAACGCTGCTTTTGCTATGAGCGGGCAAACATCTGGTGCAGGAACAGCTTCTGCTATACAGGCTGGTAGCATAAGTGAAGCTGCAAGAGAACAAAGAATTGCTAATTTGCAAACAGATGTTGCTTCTTCTGCTTTAGATTATAACATCTGGTCTGCACAAAAAACAGCAGATACAGCTATGGCAAATACAATATTAACAAACACTTTAAACACAATGACAAGAGTTGGAGAAGCGTATGTTGCTGGATCCTTCAGCGGTGGCGGAAGTGGTGGTGGTAATGGTGGAGGAGGTAAATAATGGTAGGTATTCCACGTTTTGAAGCTCAATTACAATCAATTTCTGTTCCATCTATGAATAATTATCAGCAGGAACAAAATGCTGAGGTATATAAAGCTGTTGCTAATTTTGCAAACGTGTCCGGAGAAATAGCCAGCAATTTATATAAAGAAGAAAAAAAACACGAAGCAGAGATTCAAGGCGCTGAAGACGTAGAAAATGCGGTAAAAGAAGGTAAAAATTTTGATTTAAATTCTTTGCCATCTCCAATTACTCCTGCTCAAAAAGCATATAATCAAAGTGCAATTAATGCTTTTAATGCTCAATATACAGTTGATACTTCTCTTGCATTAACAAATTTAGAAAACGAAAATAGAGATAATCCTTACGAATTTTTAACAAAAGCACAATCTTATATTGATGGAGCATCTTCTGATATTCCTGCACATCTAAAACCACAAATAGTTAAACCTATTGAAATGAACGCTCGTTCTATCTATGCTTCTTTGCTTAGAAAAAAGATTGCAAGAGATAAAGATTCTTCAAAAGTTACGACACTATTGTCTGTTGATGATATGATTCGTGATGCGCTTAACACGGAAGATCCAAACGTTCAAGATACAAAGATTGGTCAAACAATTGCTATTATTGGTCAAGCAGGAGAAGCTGGTGATTTTACTCCAGAGTTGGCTCAAAAGAAAGTTAAAGAAATTCGTATGGGTGTTGCTAACCAAAGATTATCTGATCAACTAATTTCAGCACAATATGATGTGCAAAAACAACAACAGATAATAAATATGGCAATGGCTGGAAGAACTGGTATATTGGCTTTTGATAATTTGTCACCAGCAGAGAGACAAGAAGCAATTAAAGATTCTTTAAATCATATTGCTTTTTCTCAAGGATATATTGGGCAGGTTGCCGAACAAAAACAAAAATATGTTATAGCCCAAGCAACTGTTGAATCTTATAACAATTTAATTCCGAATCAAGAGCTTACATCTTCTGTTTTAAAAGAAATTTCTTGGGGAAATAAAACATTTTATAATATGTTAGAAAGGCAAGAAGAAGCTCTTTTTGGTTATCCTTCTGATGAAGCATATTTTTTAATTAGCGATGGAGTTTCTAATGGGACATTAAACGAAAAACAAATTATTGATGCTTATGAAGGTGGTTATATTACAGGAAAAGATGCTATGGTTAATTTAAGTTCTTTGTTTAGCCCATTATCACAAAACAAAAAGAAACAATCTTACCAAACATTCAAATCAAATCTTGATTTGCAAATGAAGGATATTTTTAATAACATAGGTGCCGTTTCTCAAAAGAATGTAAAAAAAGAATTTATCGAAAGCAATATGGACGAATATCTTAAAGAGGATCGTTCTGACGAAGAAATTATGCAATTTTCTGAATTGATTGAAGACAAAGCAAACAAAATGTTTAAGCCTGGAACAGAATATGAAAAAGTTCACACACCTTCTTGGTTTAAAGAAAAAACCGGATATGATATTTCTTCTATTGAAAATGCTGTAAAAAGTGCTACAATAAATGGTAATATAGATATGAAAAAATTGCGTTCAACTTTATTAGATATGTCTGGAAATGATAAAGATATGGCGAGCAAACTTTATTCATATTATTTGGCGGTTATTAACAAATAGGAGAAAAAATGCTTACAGAAGAAGAAGTACAAAACTTTGAACAAGAAAACGGAACTCAATTTGTTGATTTGTTTGCCGAAGAAAATAACGAACCAATTGTTCTTCCAAATACTCCTATGGACGGAAAAACGGTTCAAGAAATATCTACAATTAAAGATATGGGAGAAGGAATTGCAAACGGTATTTATGGAGGGATTAGATCTCTTGTAGAACTTGCTGCCGTTCCTGTTTATAAAACAACATTAAAAGTTACGACAGGAGATTGGGGTGACGCTTCTGAAATGGATACAGAATTTAGTAAAACGTTTCCACAAGAAGCGGAAGCTCAAACAACTGCCGGTCAAATAACACAAGGTCTGGCAAAGTTTGGAACATCTACTGCTATTGCTGGTGGCGCTGGTAAACTTGCAGGATTAACAGGTAAGGGCGGTGCTATTACAAATGCTTCTATTAAACTTTGGTCTAAATCAAAAGATGGTATTCAGGTTGGGAAAATACTTGCTCCTGCATTAAACGGTATGGTTGGTGATGCAACGGCTTTCTGGCAAGATAAAGAAAACCTTTCTAATATTATCAACAAGAATGTAAACAATCCATACATAAAGGGACTTTCTGATTATTTGGCCATAAAAGAAGATGATGATGTTGCTGACCGTATGTTAAAGCAATCTTTAGAGGGATTATTTACTGCAGGCGCAGCAAATGCTATGTTTAGAGTTTTAAAAGGTGTAAAAAATGCTGGTAAAGCCGCTATAACAAACGCAAGATTAGCAAGACAATCTGAAAAGTTTGGTGAAGAACTGTTGGCGTTAAATGCAGAGGAAGTAAAAGAAGCTGTTAAATCTGGCAAAATGATTGAACCAAGAGCAGAAACAATGGCCGCTGGAGAAATAACAAACAAAATAAACCTTCCAACAACAGAAGAAATTAACGAAGCACGAAAAGAAGCGCAAGAAATGGGCATTTCTGTTCCTCGTAATCCAGAACGTATCTCTATTGAAGAAGCAAACAGGGCTGTTGCTCAAAGGATTATTGATGAAGGATGGGCGGAAGCAGACGTTCTAACGGACGAACAATTAAAAATATTAAGCGAAAAAGCAAGTAATATGGTTGAAAAAGTGATTCCAAAATTAGAAAAAGAGAATACTATTTTTCTTGGAAGTCTTAAAAAGATGAAGGAATCTGGTAAGGCTTTTGCTGATGGGCAAATTACAAAAGCCGATCGTGATCAACATTTTTTTAACGCTTTAAGTGAAGTTGCCGATGCTTTTGGAAAAACACAAGATGCTTTATATGAATCAGGTAAAACATTGGGAATTGCTTCTAAAAACGAACCACACAAAGCAATTAAAGAAATTTTAAAATCTATAACAGAAAATGCTGACGAATTAACAAAAGACAAACTTTTTGATATTTTTTCTTCTGCAAACACAATTGATGAACTTCGTTCTAAGTTAATGAAGCTTGGATATATGGAT